GTGTTAGCCGTGCTAAGTGCAGTGTTAGCCGTTGCAGTAGCTGCATTAGCTGTGGTCACTGCACCATTAGCCGTTGTAACAGCACCCTCTGCAGTAGTAATAGCCGTAGCTGCTTCACGGTTTGATTCCTGTGTTACATACAGGTTCTGAGTGAAGTTATCATTCAGATCCTGTGAACGAATAGCAGAACCAGGATAGAACTGAGCAGCAAGAGCCGCATCATCAGTAACACGATAGATCCGAATAGCAGCTCCATTAGCAGGAGCCGTATTGAATTGGATCGTGGTAGCGTTGGCTAAGGTATATGCAGTTGTAACCGTACCGTTCAAGGAAACCTTGATGTCGGTAGTCTCAAGATATGGGAAGGTAAAAGAAAAGAGGACGGTGGTTCCGTCCCCTGTGTAGGTATTCTGAGTGACAGCCATTACTACTTAGAAATAGAAAGGATGCGCTCTAGAGCAACATCGGGGCGATTCGACTTCTGAAGAGCTTCTTTTGCATTGCGATTAATTGCCGCATTACGTAGCTCTGGATACTGTTGATAAAGTTGAGCTTCAGCAACACGCTGAGCTTGATTAAAGATTTGCTTGATACGGCGGTAGAACTCAGAGTTCTGTACATCAAGACCACCTTGAGGATCTGAATCTTCACCCGTAGCGCTACGGATGCCAAGATCACGAATCTTCTGGTATGTCTCCATTTCCTTCCTGATGGCAGGCTCTTTGAACAACTTCTCAAGCTGTGCTTCGATGTTTTGCTGACCAATCAGATTCTGATAGCGAGACCGAGTTTTGGCATCAAGACGATTACCGTTGCTGTCTGTAGATAAGGTGCGGACAACATCAAAGCCACTCTCACGGAGCATGCGTCGAGTAGGATTGTCAACAAAGTTGATCTGAAGCGGAGAGACTGCATTAAACAGTCGAACCATCGGATCAAACTCCCGAACCACAGAACCGTCAAGGATGTCGAACTTCTTGGGAAGAAGATCTTTAACCATTGGGTTCCGGTTGGCAATAGTCTGAAGACCTTTACGGAAGTCAGTATCAAGCTCACGCATGCCTGGGTTCATGATGTTGGCAATCTCATTACGAGCACCAGCCCAAGGCAGTTGGTTGTTAATCAGGTTGCCAGCCCAAACAGAGGATTGTGCAGGGTTTAGAGAAAGAACTTCATTGAGAGGACCAAGGCCAGCAAGGAAGGATTTGTTGCTGACGTTCATGCCAATGAGGTAGCCAAGTTTTGCGTACCAGTTCTGCATTGCAGATTCACCAAGCAGATTGGCGTTGTCTCCAATGTCAGCCACCATCGACAGGAACGAGGTGAATGGCTCAAGTGAGTCGTAGCTCAGCCACTGATCACCAAGCTTGATTGAGCGTGGACGCCAACCAGCTTGTATCCAAGCATTGCGTTGTTCACGGTCAGCAGGACCATTACCTGTGAGACCACCGCTGAAGTAAAGGCCAATGGCAGACCCAACAGTTAGGTAGCCAGCAGCAATACGGCCACGCATCATCGCCTGAGCTTCAATGAGCTGTGCAGGGTTGGTGATTCCGTAAGGTGCAACACGTTCTAAGTTGTCAGCAGTAGCACCTAGAACCGTCTTTACTTCCTCGTTAAAGCGGGCCAAGATAGGAGTGTGCTTCTGAACCAGTTCAAGAGCATTCCAACCGGTCCGCATGAACATGAAGAACGGACGGACAAGCGGTTGGTTCTGGACAAAACGTTCAGCGTTAGCGACATCTACAAAGCCAAAGAGTGTCTTTCCATCGAGTGGAAGCTTCAAGCCAGCTTCATCAGCCATATGGATAGCGTACTCTGATTTAACGAGCTGCTTCTTATGATCGAAGACCTGATTGATGAACTCCTTCTCGTACTTATTGACGAGTTCACCCATGTTCTTGCCACCAGTCTCATCCCATGCCTTACTGAATGCTTGCATCTTGGCATCCATGCGGCCCATGATCACACTTGTGCCAGCATCAATGGCTGACATAGTGGTCATCGGGTATTTGACTCCAATCCAATTATTGAAGTCATACAGAGCTGTGGTTAGATGATATAGCATCTTCTCTGATCCACTACCTTGCTTTTCAATAACCGCACCAACATTCTTCCACTGATCGGTCATCGTCAGCGGGATACGCTCATTTGCAAGATAGGGGATGTCAGGCAAGTTGTTTTTACCAGCCACAAAGGCTTTATTCGCGATGGTCCAGGCTTCACCAATGGACTGGAATGATGTCTTCATTAGAGACATGCCCATTGCGGTAGCCTTCACATCACCACTCAGAGCGCCACCTAGGACGACTGTCATGGGCCTCATGAAGGTCGTGAGAGTGTTACCCATAGCAGCCCTTATAATGGTCTTAGGGCCGCTTAGAACGCTGTTATACATGATGCTGGTGAGGGCATCGATGAAAGCACTGCGCTTACCACCCTTGAGAGATTCCCAGCTAAAGATCTGATCCTTAGCAAACTTGTACATCTCATCAAGAGCTTTGACATTACCATCAGCTATGGCAAGTACATCAAGGTAGTGACGCATCATTTCAGGATCATTCTTAAATAGATCCTTCAGACCAGTGACGAACTTCTTGACATCATCCTCCTTTTGACGGATACCAGCAGCAAAAGCTGCAGGGTCAGTCTTAAGACCATTCAGCTCAAAACCACGAACATACTTAGAACGCCCAGTCTCCATCAGCATGAACTCCATACGGTTCATGAGAGCTTCAACCTGGCGGTCATTCGACATAATGCCGTCGATAGAACGTCCAGCCTGTGCAAGGTCGCTGATCTCACCAGCAGTTGTGTTGATGAGCATCTCAACAGCACGGTGATCGATCAAACCCATGAACCGTGACTCGCCGGTCAAGGGATCACCACGTTTCAAGTAGTTATCAGATTCTACAACAGCTTGCTTGAGCTTCTCGATGTCAGAAGGATCTTTGATTACTTCATCAAGAATATCGATGTAGCGAGCAGTTGATAAGGCTTTGAGTTGTTCGACATTAAAGCCACCCATCACCTTTGCCTTACCTTCAACACTCTTGGCGTTATTCAACTCAATTTCAAGGTTCTTAGCTACTGATTCAATGACCTTACGTCGAGCGGGATCAAACTGAGAAAGACGCTTTTCAAGGGCAGCTTCTGTGTAGACAGAAGGGCGGCGTCCATTACGCAGGATGCCGTCAGTCTCCATCTTGTATGCATTGACAAGAGACTTGTAATAGCCGCCTTTACCAGCAGGGCTAAAGAGGCCCTTGTCTGGTCGGTCATAGAGGGGTGAGTTAACCCAAGCATTAGGTTCTAGACCATCAGGATCATCGTCAATAGCTGTCTTTACCTTCTCATCGAAGTTGGCTTGACGACGATCTGCACTATCCTTGATCTTAGCTTCAGCAACAGCGTTAGGGTCAAGAGTATCGTGGATTTCCTTGTACTGCTTATTCAGATCTTTGCGAGCCTGTTCAAGAGCGTTGAACTCAGGATCAGTTTCACGAAGGAATGAGATCTGATCTGCAGTCAGTTTGCCATCAGGATTAATCTGAGATGCCTTGGCAGCAAGACGCTGCTGTACGTCGTTGAGTGCTTTCTCGGTATCCTGAAAAGACTTGAGAGCATCTTCAGCCGGAACCTTAGCTTCCTTTGCAGCTTTAGCAGCGGCTCGCCATCCAAACAGAACATCAGTGATAGCACCAAGACCCAGACCCTCGACGACATTCTTTGCCTTACGTTCAAGCGGTGTGTCGTTCTCTTCAGTAACAAGCCAGTCAGGGAGCCATGGCATCAGCTTATTGGCTTCTGTGGATAGTGTTTCACCCTCTGAGTAGGAGCTAGTGAAGTCTGCTGCAGCGCCAATGATGGCACCCTTGGTAGCATCACGAACAATACGGCCCTTGACAGTACTTGCAGAATCAGCGGCAAGGGCTTGACTGAGACGATTAGTGCCAGGTACACGAGCAGCTTTAGCCCCCTTTGCAGCACCACGAAGGATGCCTGTAAGGATTGCATACTCACCAACACCACGTAGAAGGTTGCCCCACACGGTGCGGTTCATAGGCTCAACCTCGTCAGCAACTTGAAGCCATGTTGGTTTGAAGTCAGGGTCTAAGAGCTGCCCAGTCAGTGTTGCTTCAGCAGTCGCACCAATGCCTTCAACAGCATCGATGCCAGCACCAACAACAGCAGTACCGACTTCTTGAATGGGATTAGGAGGACTTGCTTGATCAGCAGCAGCTACTGTTCGATCCTGTTGCTGCTGTCGCTTCTGAGCCTCTTGGGCTTGGATCTCAGCAGCTTTTGCTTCTTGTTGCTTGCGATACTCTTCATCATCATCCAATGAATCAAGAGCAGCTTTATCCGCTTCTGCTTGTTGTTGGCGCAGAAAGTCATAAGATGAGCTTTTCTCAGCCCATGAAGGATTGTATGATGAAGTCATAATTAGATGTCAGCGTAGATTTGAGAAGCAATCCACGATGGGTCACGTTTGCCTCGTGTTGTTTCTTGGATACCAGAAGGACCAGAGAGATGTTCAATGTGAATGTGAGGGCCAGTAGAGCGGCCAGTATTTCCAGACAACGCGGCAACCTGCTTTGCACCAATGCGTTGGCCGGGTTTTACCTTGACTTTAGAAAGGTGTGCAATACGAACGACGTTGCCGTCTTGTAGGCGAACATCGACGAATCCACCATACCCGCCATTGTCTTTGTCAGGGCTGCCGACTTGCAGAACAGTTCCAGATTGTTTGAAACTAAGCTTCGTGCCTACACCAGCTCCGTAATCATTACCTTCATGGGGTTTTCTACGGAAGCTTTCCTGCTGCATAAAGCTGGAAGTCTTAGGGAGCTGTGACAGGAGACGCTGAGCAGGAGCAGACATCAAGCGAGAATCGCGCCAAGCAGAAGTGGTTCCACCTGTAGCAGCACCCTCCATCAGCCATGCACCAGCACGATTACGGTGCTGTGAACGCATGTTCTTGATGTGTTGAGTCAGTGTGCCGTTGCTATCTGCACCAATGACACGACCTTGAGCACGTGCTCGACCTAGATAGGCAGGCGCTTGGACAGCTTGGTACAGCATCTCCAGACCATCACCAGGCTTGATTCCAGCATCCTTTAGGTAGCGAGTTACGGCTTCAGCCATTTGCATGGCATTCATCCCCTTCCTTACACCGTACTTCTGCTGGTTATAGGGGGAGAACTGAATCCAGCCAAGATAGTTACCACCATCTCCACCCATGATGTCAAGTCCGCGACGATAACTACCAGAGACAAGTGATCCAGCAGTTTCGTAGTTGATGAAAGTAGCAACATCAACAGGATCAACACCAAGGTTGGATGCGATGTACTGAATAGCCTGACGCTCTTGACCAGGGCCTACAAGGCCTGCACCAGTTAGTGCTCGACTTGTACGTGCAGCAGTAGGTGTACGGTCCAGAAGCTCACGAAGGCGTGGGCTCATCGAAGATTCGACAACACGCTGGACGTATGGACGTTGACGTGGTGGAAGATTAAACTTATTTAGCTGTGCATCAATGATCGCAAACTCGCTCATCTCTTTCCCACGAGGAAGAGCGTTCTGGATAACACGAATACTGTCAGGAATAGGGGAGTCAGGATTGACAAGAGCTTCTGCCTCCTGCCGTGTGATCAATTCTCTGTTGTAGACAGCGGCTTGACCACCATTGGATACTTGCGAAATAATTCCAGAGACACGGTTACGGGCAGCAGCCATTCCACCTTGACCACCGGAGCCACTAGAACCCCAACGATGAAATTCCTGACCACGGATACTGTACGTACCGTACGGTTTAGCAGGATCAAGGTTGTCGTCTTTAATTTCCTTAACAATGTCTTGTGCTGCTTTGGAGTATGCAACACCGGGAGACATGTTGGCCCCGCCACTTTGCATGTAGACGCGAGCACGCTTATCAAGCTCGCTCAGTGCATGTGCCTCAGCAAAAGCGTAGGACGGATCTTTAGCCCCACCCTGCCATCGAATAGCTTGAAGAAGAGCATCTTTGATCCCCTTACCGTACTGCTCCTTAAGTGGTGCAGTCTCTGCAGTTCGGAGTTTATCTTGCTCCTTAGCCCGAGTTAGAAAGTCACCAACGAGTCCTGGGGAATACTTTCCAGAACGAAGCTCGGCTACAGTGAGTTCTTCTCTGGCATACAGCTCTTCAAGATGCGCTTTTTGTTCAGCAGCAGTTCTAGCTTGCAGCGTTGAGTTTTCGCGATACTGAAGGAGGCGCTGGTCAACCTTTCCATTGAAGAGCTGACGAGACTTTTCAATGACCTGATCAACAATTGCTACATCAGCACCATTAGGGGTAGCGTTTAATTCGTTAATTGCGGTATCAGACCAGTTCTCCAGACCTTGAGATTCGATTCGATCTTGCAGATCTTCATCTGCTGCTGCTTGCGAATCAATCTCCCGGAAGGCCTTGGTGAATTCAGCACGGCGTGCAGCACCCCAAGGAACCCCAGGCAAGTATGATTCTGATTCACTAAACGCTTCAATGGCAGCCTTATTGCCAGTCTTAACTAAATGGTCAAGTACTGCAGTAAAGGCACCTAAAGGCGTGAAGCGCTCGCCAGATTGTGGATTACGTAGATGTCTGTAAGCTTTGAGAGTGTCGTTGATTGCTGTTACTGGATCAGTATTGAGCCCAGCATCAAGGCGGAAGTTTGCCTCCGATAATGCATTCTCATTCTCAGCACGTTCAAAAGCAGTACGCTCTTGATCCAGCAGCTTCATCTCAGCTTGACGCATTGCAAGAAGAGACTTTGAGATCAACGCTGGATTGACATCAAGCAGACCTTGTTGCTTAACAAACTGTTTGAAGAGTACCTTGTTTACAGCAGCACGTTGATCTGGACCCATGTGGGTCTTAGGCGTGATGACTTCTACCTGACCAGTATCTGGATTGACAAACTGAATCTGTGTCTGGTCGTCATTCTGATAACTATCCTCAAGGTATTGAGAATACATCGGCACAGCCATGTCAGCCATAGCCATGGCACGACCAACACGCTGAGCTTTGGATAGCTTACGGACAGCACGTACTGTCTCAGGTGCAGCTCCAGTATCTTGAAGCCCATCTGCAGTTGTCTGAATCAGCTCATCTGACTGCCTTAACTGGGCAAGGCCAGCTTCTGCTTTTGCTACTTCAACCGGATCAGGTCCGTTGACGAGCGTATCCACATAAGCTTGGGCTTTCTCATCTTCATCCTTTTGCTTCTTCCAATTGACCACTGCCTGAGCAATGGTTCCAGAGAGCGGAGCAAGGACGCTGAGAGCAGTGACTTGCTTATCGAGGTTGGCTGCAGCTAGTCTGGCATCTTCAACACGCTGCCCCATACGTTGCTGAACAGCTTCTTGGTAACGCTGATTGCTGCGTTGCATGAACTCAAAGTTACCAGCTCTATTCTGTTGTTCAAGTTGCTGGGCATTTTGCATCCCAGAGAGGTAAGCATTCCGTGTTTCACGCTCAGCACTTTGGTTTTCCCTCATTTGCCGTAGCATTGAGTTGCCTTGTTGACCTATTGCATCAACGCTGGCAGTGCTGAGCTGAATTGGATTGAATCCTCTATCGCGGGCGTACCCTTGATACCTGATTTGCTCCATTTAATTTCCTTTTCTTAAGTGAATGAACCACCAAACATCTTGTATGCTTCAAGTCCAGAGGTGACAAAGTTATTGGCGATTGCGAGTCCTGAAGCAACGGGCATTGTGTTGACGCCCTTCTTCGGCTTAGGTGGCTTCTTAGGCTTAAGCGGATCGAGAATCGTTGCACGAGGCATTGCCAACGGTGCAATAGGGGCAGGAGCCTTCAGAGGCTTGAGCATGCGACGAGATTCAGCAGCAAGGTCAGCTCCGTAGCGATCAAGAGCAATCTGACGCGAAGCAGCACTCGTCTCGCGTTGTGCGCTTAGAAGGCTCTCTGCAGCAATAGCCTGGTTACGACCATAACCTGCAAGAACAGAACCAAGGCTCTTTGCAGCAGATCGACCAGACACACCACGTGCAGCAACAGCACCTTCTTCCTGAAGCATTTTGACCAACATGTCTTGTTGATCAAAAGCCATACCAGTCAGAATCTCTTGGTATCGACGATCTTCGTTGGCCTGAGCTTGCGCCTGAGCCATTGCGTTGAAGCCCTTCTGCAGGCCGTAGATACGCTCAGACTCGTTGAATTGACGAACTTGATTTGAATAATCAAAGTCACGAATGGCTAGGTTATACTTGTAGTCATTCTGTGCAGTCTGCTCAAGGTAGCCAAGATTAGCTTCTTGATTCTGACGAGCGATGTTAGTCTCGTTGACTCTGTACTTATACTCCCGCTTGGTTGTATTCCAACTGTATCGGTAGTTCTGTTTATCGTATTTATACTGCTGTTCAATTCTCTTTTGTTCTGCTGCTCGTGCGGCATTCTGAGAGCTAGCACCAGTAACGGCACCCAACACTCCCATACCAATGCTGCCAAGTATCAGTGGCAACGCCATTACGCCCTCCTATAGAATCGTGGTGAATAAGATCCTTCCCACATCATCGAAGTAAGAGAGATCGGGAATGGTGAATCACTAAAAACTTTCAAATCAAAGTTTGAATTACGTTGATGAATAGGTAATGTGTACACAGTCTGTTCGTTCAACGGAACGTCATTTGCAAGGTAGTAGTCAGCATCTTGGATCGACTGAACGTCATACCATTCAGACTGACCTTTTGCTTTCAGCTTGAAACCAACGTTACTTGAAAGACCAACTGAGAACTTAACGCGAGCTACAGTAAGGTTTGCTGTGTAGTCTGCTCTGTTCTCACCAATCTGGTAGTACAGTGTCGGGAGTTGGATGTCGAAGTCATACTTGAATCCAAGGTAGACCTTACTTGCTTGTGCTGAGTAATCATCACCAATAAACTCAAAGTAAGGACCAGTCCCGTCACTACCACGAATAGGAGTCACAGTGAAGCCAGACTCACCAGTGTTGGTTGGGTCAGCAATGATCACAGCAGGGCTCAACCCAGTGATATCTTTATACCGTAGGTAGCAACGATTAACCTTCGTAGTAGCGTTGTAGGTGACGCTAGAAGGCGTTGCATACTGATCTAGGCATAGTTGCACCACCTGACCGCTATCGGCCCTCAGAATGGCATCGTCGGGGGTTTGAGTTAGGTTCGCTTTACAGAGGGTGTACTGACCTGACTGGTACGTGACGATGTACGTGTCATCACTATCGACAGTGAAGAACTGGACATTACCTTGCATCTTCCAGTTGAACCATGTCTGCATTGCAGTCTCGTCACCAACGGTGTAAGTCCTGAAGAAGTACACGTATTGAGAAGATGGACCATACATTGCAAAGAATGAGTTCTGAGGAGATGCAATGAGATCAGCTACAGAATCAGGAACCCATTCAGAAACCACTCGACCAATGTCCAACACATCAGGGTTTTCTTGCTGACCACGAGTAGCCATTGCGTAGATACGGGTATAACCTGGAGACTTGCTCAGGAATACCATGTTCGTACCAACGTCTACTGGTGGTATCAGCTCTTCATTTTCGTAGTTGGAGATGGTTCTGATGACTGAAGATTTAGGGGTTAGGATACCGTCATCTGAATACATCAAGAACTGCTGGCTCTTACTGAACAACACCAGACCCTGAGCAGCAGGTAGCACTGAGTGAAGAACAGCAGGTCTCAAGCTGGAGCAACTGATATCAATAGGATCGTTGTCAGCTTGGGTAAGTGCAGAGACGTGATAGAAGTTGTAAAACTCACCACTTTGACTCATTGACACATTGTCACCAGTCAAGAAGCCAAGGCGGTTGTTGTGGAAGAATACCTGTTGGATCTTTTTGCCAACAAAGCTTGGATGCTCGTTAGTTTCATCATCACCGACAAGACGCTCTTCCCAAGTAATGGGTCTGAACTCAAAGGTGTTTAGTGCAGTGTTCACCAGCTCATGCGGCATGGTGGAGGCAGTCAATCCCTTGGATACGTTCGGTGCTACGGTCTCCTGCCAGCTACCTTTACCAGAGACACCGTTCTCTGCAATGAACGTTGCGTAATATGAGTCCTCTTTGGCAACTGTATTGTTGATCTTGATGACTCGACCCTGAACGCTTTCAGCAGGAAGTTCAGAGAAGTTATTAGCTTCGTCTTGGAATGCTCTCAACTCTTCACCGCTGATACCACCACGAGCTTCAATGGTGAATGCAGACGACCCAGAGAGTTCAATACTCCCTTTGCATTTGGTCTTCGTAACACCAGCAGGAAGTGAGATGTTCGTAAAGATCTGGTCCAGAATGTCCGTTGCATTCAAGACCTTATTGGTAGTTGTGTTAGTATTAGCAGGGTCTTCTGTGTTTTTTGTGGTGAAGCTATAAGCTGCAGCAGAACCTACCTTGACGTAATACTCGGCACCGTACTCAGCGCTGTAAAGTCGGATGGTTGCCTTTGACTTCGCAGTGAAGCTTGGAGCAGCTTGAGTGGTGACTGTAACCTTATTATTGGTGACAATGGTGGTGTCTTGAACAGTCAGTACCTGAAGGCTGTCCTTTGCATTTGACGTGCCATAGGTCAGATAGCCAGTACCACTGTTGGTTACTGTGACCGTAGCTGTTGGATTGTTGACATTCCAGATCTTGATATTGGTTCCATAAATCACACCGATGTACTTCTCAGTATCATCTCGGTTGATGTAGAACCACTTACCATTCTGGAATTCATTCGTGGTAGACGAAAGGTTGCCTAACCACTTGGTGCCAGGCCGCTTCGACAACCCATAGGTAGGATCTGCGTAAGCATTGATTGCTTCTACAACCTGCCCCGGAAGCTTCTTGTCGTCTGGCTGCTTGGATACACCACCAAGGAAGTTAGGTATTAGTTGAGTTACACTTGCCATCAGCGATACAATGCCTTATAGGGTTCATAGCTGTTGTAGTAGTTGGCTCCACGAGGATGACCGAAGAAGGTGTAGTCTCCTTGGTTGCATTCATACTCAAGAGCCATTGCACGGGTATATGCTTCCTTCTGTTGGAGCATCTGGTATTGAGTGCTATCACCAACAATGCGTGAGGATGTGATGCTTGCAGCTCGTGCAACGATGTAGTCTTTGATGGGTGTCGGAAGATCAACCCAATCAAACAACCAAACCACATCACACAACACCTGCTCAGTGAAGGTGTACGAGTGAGCAGTACGGTCATACAGCTTCCCACTACGTCGTACAACATCCCGATCCCTGTAGCTAGGAGTCAGATCGAGTTGGAGTACGTTGTTGGGAATGAGAATCTGTTTGTTGTTGTCAGGAGTAAACGGGTACTCATACTCCCGGTTAAAGGTCCATCCTTCTGCCTGAACCTCCCGTGACACCTGTTGAAGGGTGTCGTACGCAATCGCAACGTCCGGGTTGGTTTGATCAAGGGTAGTTACAGGCGCCTGACCAACTGACGCCAGAATTTCATTAACAGCTTGAAGCTCAGTCTGAGCGTTAGTGGTAGGGAACGGCATAACAGAAATGTTGTATGCGATGGATAAAAAAGAGGGGAGACCGAAGCCTCCCCCAATAAGTCAGACGTTAGCGATGTTGCACTCAACGCCAGGATAAGCAGTACGCAGACCCTTGGTGGTCGAAGCCACAGCAGAATCAGCGACAGCAGAACCATAACCAAAACGAGTCTTGGCTACAGAAATACGAACGGCATCAGTGGTGCAAGCACCGTTGTTGCCAGCAGCTACAGAAGCAGCCATGATGTTTTACCTCAATCAGGGAGTAGGAGCGACGTAAGGCAGCTTGCTATCTACGTCATCAGTCTTCACCTTGTCGAGACGGATACCTTGACCTGAAGCCACAGTCCGACCAAACTCCACAGGAGTCAGCGGATTCTGAGTTTCAGAGCTGGCAATAGAGCCAATGGCATTTCCTTCAACAAGGATCACCGAAGTGCCAGGAACAATAGACATGTGTCTATCTCCTTATCAGGAACGAGCAGACTGCAGCTCGATAGCGCAGGCAGGGTTCAGGGTGCCGCAACCCATAGCAAGACGACCCACAATGATGTCACCTTGGTACATGGTGCGAACGTCAGAACCAGTGGTCTGCACTTGAGGACCAATGGCCTCAACCACACCAGCAGCATCTTTGTGGTAGATCAGACCGCAGTGGGTGCTGAAGTTACCGGAGTAGTCGTTGTTCTCACCGTTCACAGCAGCAACAGTACCGGCCAGGAAGGGCAGGTTGTTGGAGCGCTTGATGGGGATACCAGCGATCTCATAGAGACCTTCGCCGGACTGCAGGCTACCGGAGTTGTTACCGAAGTCACGGTTCAGGATGTTGCTATCCACCTGGCTCACCAGTGCGTAGTACTGACGAGGGGACAGCACAGCCATACGACCCTGCTTGGGCAGGTTCTTTTCATCCATGATGGAAGCAGCTTCAAAGAAGGCATCCACCAGAGCTTGAGCGTCGTACTCTTTCTGCACACCCAGTTGGATGATGCTACCGCCGGGCTCAGGGCCAGGAGCAGCAGTGATCGGGTGAGCTTCACGAGCAGCCTTAGCGATCTGACGGAAGATCTTCTTGTCGTAAGCTTCAGCCAGAGCGTGGCCGATCTTAGCGGCGATCTCAGAACGCAGGCTGTAGTGGGCGAGAGTCTCATCAAGGTCATAGACGAACGCGCTGGAAACCAGCAGGTCGTCGCAGACGATGGTCTTCTCAGCCACCGGGGGATCGCCAGAACCCAGGATCGGAGTACCGGGTTCATGATACGAAGCCTCCATACGGCCCGTGAAAATGAACTGCATCGCCTTTCCATTTTTCAGGGTACGGCTTTGCACAGTGCCTTTGGCGATAGTGGCGCTTTCATACGCCTTGAACATTTCGCCAGAGAACAGCTTCAGATAAGTTGCATACTTGGTATCGTAAGCAGTACCAAGAGCAAGAGGAGTGGCCGACGTATTATTTACGCGACCAATAGAAGTTACGGTAGTGTTAGCCACAATAGTAAAGAGAGAAGTTTGTGTTCGTTC